GTTTAGTGAGATGTGGGTACAAGAATTTGCTAAAAAAGGTGGGGGACACCATAGTGCACATATACATTGGAATCAACACGTGTCTGGTTTTTATTTTTTAAAATGTAGTGATAAAACTTCTTATCCAATATTTCATGAACCGAGAACAGGTGCACGAGCTACAAAATTAAAAATGAAAACAAGTAATGATATATTTCATGGAACTGAATTAATTAATTGTAAAGTACAACCTGGAACTTTAATTATCTTTCCAGGATACTTGGAACATGAATATGTGGTCGATCATGGTATAGAACCGTTTAGATTTATACATTGGAATATACAAGCTGTACCGAAAGAAATGGCTAAAGATGTTTAATTCATTTTTAAATACAGGAATTATTAAAGATAAATTAAATGACGAAGCATTTAATAAATTAAAAATTTATATAAAAAATAAAAAAAATAGATATAATGCTACTTTAGCTGGAAATATATCAGATTCTTTTGCTTTAAAAGATAAAGATGACTGGTTTTTAAAAAATGTTTTATTTTCTTTAATAGATCAATATTCACCGGAAGATATAAATAATATTGTTGGACATCCTTTAACAAAAAATTGTGCTTATGCTTTAGATGGGTTTTGGGTTAATATGCAAAATAAATATGAGTTTAATCCATCACATTGTCACTCAGGGGTTTTATCTTTTGTAGTTTGGGTAGAAATTCCTTCAAGTTATAAAAAAGAAAAAAAATTAAAATTTGTTAGAGAAACTAATGTACCTTGTCCAAATACTTTTGAATTTACTTACACCAATATTTTAGGATCAGTTTGCCAGCAAAAATATCATTTAGAGCCAGAAGACGAAAAAACTATTATATTGTTTCCTTCAAAATTAGTTCATCAAGTATATCCTTTTTATTTATCAAATAAAAAAAGAATAAGTGTTTCTGGAAATATAAAATTAGACCCCACAAAAATAACATGAGTTTTAAAAAAAATAAATATACAGTTATTCGTCAAGCTATATCAAAAGATTTAGCTGCATTTGTTGCAAACTATTTTAATATGCAAAAACAAGTTTATGATACTTGTAGAGCACAAAGATATATTTCACCATTTGAAAATATTATAGGAAGCTATGATGATAGACAAATACCAAACACATACTCTCAATATGCAAATATTGCTATGGAAACTTTAATGTTAAAGTGTCAACCACAAATGGAAAAAATAACAGGATTAAAATTATATCCAGCATATACTTATGCAAGAATATATAAAAAAGGGGATGAATTAAAAAGACACAAAGATAGATTTAGTTGTGAGATATCTACTACAATGAATCTAGGTGGTGATCCTTGGCCTATATATTTAGAGCCATCTGGTAAAGAAGGTATGAAGGGTATTAAAGTAGATTTAAAACAAGGTGATATGTTAGTTTATTCTGGTTGTGAATTAGAGCATTGGAGAAATAAATTTAAAGGCAAAGAATGTGTTCAAGTTTTTTTGCATTATAACAATAAAAAGACTCCTGGATCCAAAGAAAATATGTTTGATAAAAGACCGCATTTAGGTCTTCCATCTTGGTTTAAAAGGTAGTATATTATAATGGAGGCAGTGGACACCACCACATACCACCCGCTGTCTCCTTTATAATATTTGGATATTTATGTTACAAAAACTTAATTTTAAACCTGGTTTTGATAAACAAGTCACTGAGTCTGGAGCTGAATCACAATGGATTGATGGAGACTTTGTTAGATTTAGATACGGTTTACCTGAAAAAATAGGAGGTTGGTCTCAATTAACTTCAAGTAATTTAACTTTACCTGGCGTAGCGAGAGCACAACATGCTTTTACTTCTATTAAAGGAGAAAAATACGTAGCAATTGGTACGTCTCAAGGTTTATTTTTATATGCTAATAATACATTTTATGACATCAGTCCTTTAGATAATGATGTTATTACAGGAGCTACCTTTGATGCAACATCCGGTTCTGCAACAGTTACTGTTAATAAAACAGCGCATGGATTACTTAATGGTAGGTATGTAACATTTACTGCGGTTACAGTTCCAACAGGATCGGGTTATGCTACCTCTGCTTTTACAGATAATACTTTTGAAGTTTTAAATAGAACAGCAAATACTTTTGATATTACAATGCCTTCTAATTCAGCTGGAACTACATCCGGCACTGGATCAGCAACAATTAATCCTTATGAAATTGTTGGCCCTACTTTTCAAACCGGTGGTTTTGGTTGGGGTACCTCTACATGGAGCACTAGTACATGGAACACACCTAGAGCAACTACTAATGTAACCTTAGATCCAGGCCTCTGGAGCCTAGATAACTTTGGTCAAATATTAATTGCAACTATTGGAAATGGTAGAACATTTACTTGGGATGCGGGGGCGGTTAATCCAACAACTAATAGAGCTGCAGTAATGACAGGCGCTCCTACTAAATCAAGATTAACTCAAGTATCGGATAGAGATAGGCACGTGTTTCATTTTGGAACAGAAACAACTATAGGTGATCCTACAACACAAGACCCTATGTTTATAAGATTTTCTAATCAAGAAGACTTTAATACTTATGCTCCAACAGCTACAAACACTGCAGGTACTTTTAGAGTTGATAAAGGTAATGAAATTATTGGAGCTGTATCTGGTAAAGATTATACTTTGGTTTTAACAGATACATCTGCATATGTGATTCAATTCGTTGGTCCACCATTTACTTTTTCTGTAAGACAAGTTGGTACTAACTGTGGATTGATTGGACAGAACGCATTAAGTTATTCCGATGGTAAAGTATTCTGGATGTCAGGTGAAGGTGGATTTTTTATGTTTGATGGTACTGTAAAAAGCATACCTTGTTTAGTAGAAGACTTTGTATTTACAACTAATGGAGATCATTTAGGAATTAATTATACATCAAATCAATTAGTATATGCGGAACATAATTCTTTGTATACAGAGGTTAGCTGGTTTTATCCTAAAGCAAGTTCTTCTCAAATAGATAGGTGTGTTACTTATAATTACACAGAAAATTTATGGACCACGAGTTCGCTTGCAAGAACTAGTTACATAGATCAAGGTGTTTTTGAATTACCCTTTGCAACTGAATATAATAAAACAGGGCTACCTAATTTTCCTATACAAGGTATTACAAACACTTATGGGGCTTCTACTTACTACGAACATGAAAAAGGAGTAGATCAAGTTAATAGTTCAGGTACAACTTCTATTGATGCGTTTATACAATCAGGTGATTATGATATAGCAAGTAGATCAAGTGCTTTAGGAACTCAAACAGGTGTTGCGGACTTTAGAGGAGATGGTGAATATATTATGTCAGTTAAAAGATTTATACCTGATTTTCAACTATTAGAAGGTAACTCTAAGATAACTCTAATCCTTAATGATTACCCTAATGGCACAGCTGTAAGTTCTCCACTTGGACCCTTTACAGTTAGCTCATCTACTGATAAAGTAGATACTCGTGCAAGAGCAAGACTAGTAGCACTTAAAATAGAAAATGATGCAGTCGGAGAAACCTGGCGTTATGGTACTCTTAGACTGGATGCAAAACCAGATGGAAGAAGATAATGATAGACAAAAGAATAACTGCTAGAAGAAATTTTAAAGGTGGAGCTGATATGGGAACTGTATCTACACCTACAAGAGCAGCCACTAATAAAGGAGCTCCTAACGTTAGTGCTGGTGGAGCAAGCTTCAATGATCTAGGTCCAAGTATCAGTGGAAGAGATACAGGTGGAAATCAACCCAGTTATGAAAGAAGCAGAAACCGATTTATAGATAAATTTAATAGAGATAGAACAGCTGCTTTAGGTAGAAAATACAAACCAATTGGTTTAGATGAATTTGGTTATAGACCTCGAGGTGGTGGTTTGGGTAATTTATTTAAAACAATGCTTGGTTTTGCTACAGGTATACCAATTGGTTTATTTAATAAAGGTAAATCAGGTATAACAAATATAAATAATGCACTTGGTAACTTTAGAGAAAAGTTTACAGGTTATAGAACTCAACAAGAATATGATGATGCTAGACAACAAAGAATTGATCTCAATAGAATTAATACAATACAAAATACTTTAGATAGAAAATATGCTGATGGAGATTATAGCATGACTGACCTGGATGAAAGACTTGCAAGTCTAAAAGAAGGTTTAGGAATTACTCCAAACACTGCAGCTCAAAATGAACAACAATTTCTTGATTTTAGTAATCAACCTGAACTTTCGTTTGAAGATATAAAAAAATTAGCACAACCTAATATAAATTCTTCTGGTATTAACACTCTACCAATGGGAATAGCACCTAATAATTATAATATGCAACAACCACAATATATAGAAGAACTTGCTCCTAATTTAGCTGATCCAGTAGAGGATCAAGTTGGTAATATAGATGATTTAATGGCTTTTGCACCAAACAGTAAAAGAGATAGAGCACTTAAAAATCTTTATTCAGGATATGAAAATTTAGGTATTAAAGATCCTCAAATGATAGATTTAATGCAAGAAGATTTACTAGAAAATAAAGAAAAAGGAACTCCTCTTTCTTTACCAAAAAACGCATATACTTTAGTAGGATAATGGCTAAGATTACTAATTACATACCTGAACCTAAACCAGAGTATGAAGTAGAAAACCAAAGACAAATACTTGAGTCTTTAACTACATTACAA